GTCAAGAACAACGCCCTGTACTTTCCGCACGGCGGCACCGACTTCGACAAGCCCGGCTGCCCTTCCAGCCCCGAGCTGCCGACGCTGCTGATTCGCCGCTACCCCGCCGGCGACTTCGACACGATCTCGTGGCCGCTGCCACGCGGCAAAGCCAAGCGCGAGAGTGCGCTTAGAAACCTTGCCTACGCCCTGTTCGACGAGCGCGAGTGCAATGACCTCTTCCCCTACGACGCCGTGATCGAGCTGCCTGACGGCACCGTGTTCAATTTCGACGACCTTGTCCGCTGAACGGAGACATCACCATGCCTAAGCAAAACCAATCCATCCGCGCCTACGAGACCTTCACGACCAACCTGAAGAACCTGCCCGACGGCGAGTACATGACCGAGACCCTGTACAGCGACACCGTCCCCTACAAGGTCGTCGCCCGCACGGCCGCCACCGTCACCCTGCAAGAGGTCCTGGTCGATCGCGACCCAGAGTGGAAGCCGGAGATCATTCCCGGCGGCTTCGCTGGCCACTGCACCAACCAGAACGAGCAGACCTGGCTGTACGCCGGCCTGGGCCAGCGCACCATTCGCGTCCGCCTCGTCAAGAGCCGCTTCTACGGCTCCAGCAAGATGTGGCGCAGCAGCGAAGGCCACGAGTTCATCGCCAACGGCGCACGCCGCAAGTACGACTACAACTTCTGACAAGTATCACAACTGTGATATCATGCAGACCTGGCCCGGCAGTTCCGGGACGTGACCGGAGACCGAGATGACCAACGAACAGTTCCTCGCCATCGTCGACAGCAACATCGCGATGTTCAAGAAGTACAGCGGCGCGCACGCCGAAGCCGTGCTCGCTGAGCTGATCGACGGTCGCGCTGCTGCTGTCGAGTCCTTCGCCGGCCGCCTGCCCTGGGGCGAGGTCCCCTACCGCGTCCGCCAGTTCCGCCAAGTGATGCCCGAGTGGGGCACCCGCGGCACTTGATCAATCATCAACCGGAGACGACGATGTCCTACAGCAACCCCATGCACCACGACGCCATGAAGCCCATGCCTGCCAAGTTCCGCAGCGCCTTCGCTGCCTTCAAGAAGATGGGCGTGCCCGTCTACCAGCACCCCGACGACAGCCGCAACTTCTCGATCGACGCCGAGGCGTCTGACGCCGAGCGGTGGGTCGACTACTACGGCAACCCGTACCGCGAGGAGCTCGTGTTCGGTGTCCACATCGACCTCGAGCGCGAGCTGCAGAAGCGCGGCCTGTACGCCGAGTGGGTCAACCCCGGCCGCCTGGCGGTGTACGAGGGCTGACATGAACGAAGCCCTAATCGATGCCATCGAGCTCGCAGCCGTGGCCCACGACGGCCAGGTCGACGGCGCCGGCAGACCGTACCTCCTGCACTGCTTGGCCGTGCTGCGCACGGTGGCCAAAAAGCTGCCGAAGGACACCGACGCCCAGATGGCCGCGGTGCTGCACGTCGTGCTCGAGGACACCAGCATCAGGGCGCCAAGCCTGCTGATCCACGGCGTCAGCTACCGCGCCGTCAGCCTGATCGAGGCCGTCACCAGGAAGCCCGACGAGGACTACGAGTCGTTCATCGACCGCGTGGCCGACACGGGTCCTGTCGCGATTGTGATCAAGCTCGCCGACCTCGAGCACAACCTGTCGCGCATCGACGGCCTGCCGGCTGCACGCCGCGCCAAGCTCGAGCCCCGCTACCAGGCTGCAAAAAAGAAGTTGACCGCTGCACTCAAGTATCACAATGGTGTTGCTCACACTTCACAACTGTGATGAAATCTCTCTTGTCGACGGAGCAGTCGACACCGACCCGGCGGCACCGGGCGCTCCAGAAGGACGCAACATGAAGCTGGCAATCCTGATCAAGTCTGTGTACGGCAACACGCTGTACTACCCCTTCAACGACGCAGCCCGCGCACTCGCCGGTATCGCCGGCAAGAAGACGTTCTCGGCGAAAGACCTGCAGATCGCCTACACGCAGCTCGGCTTCGAGATCGACTACGTCGACGCCGCGTCCTTCCTGAAGCCTGAGCTGCTGCTCGCAGCCTGATCGGAGACCCACCATGAACCTCGCAAACGTAGTGATGATCGCCGAGGGCGCAATGCCCGCTGACAGCGAAGAGCAGTACATCGAAGCCTGGCAGCAACTGATCGACACCGGCCTGTGCTGGAGGCTGCAAGGCTTCTTCGGCCGCACGGCCCAGCACCTGATCGAGCAAGGCATCTGCAGCCCCGCCAACTAAGGAGACCACACCATGTCCGCATACCTCGTACCCGACTACCACATCAACGCGCTCGTGAGCTGGGCCGCCGGCAAGCACGGCTCCAACGCCGTCAGCTACTGGTGGGGCAACAAGCATCGCGAAGTCCGCAACGACGCAGCCCGCGTCGCATCGGTGCTCTTCGCCGAAAACGTGCGCAGCGTCAACAGCCGCTACAAAGAGCACGACCCGGCGCACGGCTTCAAGTTCAAGCCGGTGCCAAACATGCTGAACCCGATCGACGTCATCAAGGCCTGCCACGGTTACAGCTATCAGGCCTGCGAAACCGAAGACTGGGAACAGTCCGAGGCCTTTGCGATCATCAAGGGCATCGAGCGCTCAGCGATTCGTTCGCTGCCCGGCTACGAAGACAGCAACGCCTGGTGCATCAGCGGCCCCAATTTCAACCTGAAGGAGACAGCATGAACAAGCTCAACATCAAGGCCGCAAGCCTTTCTGTCATGCACGGCCACCCGCTGGACCGCCGCGGCTGCTACGTCGACGTCACGCTGCACCTCAGCGACGACCAGATTAAGGACGCGCTGTACGAGCTGATCAGTTCGCTGCGGCTTTCAGAGGTCGAGCACATGCTGCGCAACGAGTTCCCGGACCTGTTCGAAAGCGCTTGACCAGCATCACAATGCTGATACACTTCTAACCGAGACGCACGTTTTTAACCACTCCGAAAGGACGCATCATGCAAACAATCTCCCTGTCCGAGCTCATCGCAGCTCGCATCGCCGCCAAGCGCATCGAAGACGAGGCCATCGCTGAGCGCCGGCTGATCGACAAGCAGATCGCCGACATGCTGAAGGACCCGGCCAAGCCCGAAGGCTCCATCAGCCAGCGCACCGAGGGCTGCAAGGTCACCGTGACCTACAAGATCGACCGCAAGGTCGACACCGACGCGCTGACCAAGGCCTGGGACACGCTGTCCGCCGCGACCACCAACGCCTTCAAGTGGAAGGCCGACGTGTCGGTCTCCGAGCTGCGCAAGCTCGCCCCTGCTGACGCTGCCGCTGCAGCCGTGTTCATCACCAGCAAGGAAGGCTCCCCTTCGATCACGATCGAAGCGGTCTGATCTCTTCCCCGGGCAATATCACATTGCCCATTTTTTCCCACTGCCTGGAGACGACATGGCAATCACCCTCACTTCCACCAAAGACAGCGCCGCGCTTAACGGCCTGAAGTTCCTGGTCCACGGTCCCGCGGGCGCCGGCAAGACCTCGCTCTGCGCCACCACTGGCGAGCCCACCGTGATCATCAGCGCCGAGTCCGGCCTGCTGTCACTGCGTGGCGTCGACATCCCGGTCATCGAGGTCAAGACCCTGGACCAGCTCTACGAGGCCTACGACTTCGTGACCAACACCGAGCAGGGCCAGGCCTTCAAGTGGATCTGCCTGGACTCCATCTCGGAGATCGCCGAGGTGGTGCTCAACCACGAGAAGAAGGTCGCGAAGGATCCACGCCAGGCCTACGGCGCGCTGGCCGAGAAGATGACGGATCTGATCCGCGCCTTCCGCGACCTGCCCGGCCGCAACGTGTACTTCTCCTGCAAGCAGGAGCGCGCCAAGGACGAGCAGTCGGGCGCGATGCTGTACTACCCCGCCATGCCCGGCAACATGCTCAAGCAAGGCGTGGGGTACTTCTTTGACTTCGTGTTCGCCCTGCGCATCGAGAAGGATGCGGACGGCAACCCGACCCGCTGGCTGCAGACCAGCCGCGACTACAACTACGAGGCCAAGGACCGCTCCGGCAGCCTCGAGATGTTCGAGTCCCCCGACCTGTCGGCGATCGCCGCCAAGGTCATCTCCACCACCGCCAAGTAACTCCTGAAAGGACACCCATCATGGCGCAATTTGAGTTCAACACCGACAGCGTGCAGAAGCGCGAAAACAGCTACGAGCTGCTGCCCGCGGGCTGGTACACCGCGCAGGTCACCGAGTCGGAGATCGTGCCCCTGAAGTCTGGCAACGGCCAGGCCCTGAAGCTCACCTTCGAGGTGCTGCAGGACGGCTACCGCGGCCGCAAGGTGTGGGCCCGCCTGAACGTGCGGCACACCAACCAGCAGACCGAGAGCATCGCTCAGCAGCAACTGCGCGAGCTCTGCGAGTCCATCGGCCTGGCACGCTTCCGCGACACCAGCGAGCTGCACAACAAACCGATGCAGATCAAGGTCAAGATCCGCAAGGACGAGAAGGGCCAGTACGAGGACCAGAACGACGTCAACGGCTTCAAGCCCGCGGCCGGTGGCGCAGCCCCCATGACTGCCGCCGCACCTCGTCCCGCTGCACCTGCAGCCAACGCACCCGCAGCCGGCGCCACGCCCCCGTGGCAGAAGCGCGCTGCCTGATTCCCGCAACAACAGGAGAAGCCTGTGAATGAAGTGACTGTGACCCTACCGATCGACTCGATCAACGCCGCCCTGGTGGCGTTGTCGAAGTTCCCCTATGACCAGGCCCAGCCGCACATCGACATGATCAAGTCCCGTGTCGATGCGGTGATCAAGGCCGCGCAAGACGCTCAACCCGCTGAAGGAGAAACGCAGCAATGACCACCCGTATCTACGCCGTCGAAGGCCCGCAGGGCTTCCACCTCGTGGAGGCCGGCACCAAGGTCGGCGCACTGCGCCACGTCGCCGAGAAGCACTTCACCGTCTCGGTGGCCAACCAGAAGACCCTGGTGGCCGCCATGAAGGACGGCGTGCAGATCGAGACGGCAGGCGCCGACGAGAGCCAGGCCACGTCCTGATCCGTGTGGGCCCGCAAGGGCCTGCAGCGGTGAGGGCCCGCCCCTGGGAGATCCCGGGGGAGGCCACGGGTCCTCACCCCTGCAACGACACGAGGAGTGTCCCCACATGGCCACAGTGCCCGAACCCATGCACACGACAGCCGCGATGATCTACCGGGCCTACGAGTCCGACGCAGACGACGGCCACCGCCCGCACCTGGGCGCATCCCTGATCGGCCACGCCTGCGAGCGCTACCTGTGGCTGACCTTCCACTGGGCCAAGGCCAAGAAGTGGCCCGGCCGCATGCTGCGCTTGTTCGAGACCGGACAGCTCGAGGAGCCGCGCATCGTGGCCAACCTGCGCCGCATCGGCGTGCAGGTCCACGAGACCGCGCCTGACGGCAAGCAGTGGCGCGTGTCCGCTGTCGGCGGCCACTTCGGCGGCAGCATGGACGCTGCAGCCGTCGGCCTGCCTGAGGCACCGAAGACCTGGCACGTCCTGGAGTTCAAGACCCACAACGACAAGAGCTTCAAGGAGCTGCTGACCAAGGGCGTCGAGAAGTCCAAGCCGCAGCACTGGGCGCAGATGCAGACCTACATGGGCCTGACCGGCATGGAGCGCGCCATGTACGTCGCAGTCTGCAAGAACACCGACGAGATCTACACCGAGCGCGTGGAGTTCGACCCGACTGAGTTTGCCAAGATCATGGCCCGCGCCGAGCGCGTGATCACTGCGGCCGAGCCGCCGCTGCGCTGCTCGAACGACCCGAGCTGGTACGTCTGCAAGATGTGCGACTTCTACTCTCTGTGCCACGGCGAGGAGGCGCCCGACGTCAACTGCCGCACCTGCGCGCACAGCACTCCCGTGGTCGATGGCGAGGACGGCAAGTGGAACTGCCGCGAGTTTGGCGAGGTGGGCCTGATCGCACAGCGCGAGTCGCACCAGTGCCGCACGCACCGGTACATCCCCATCCTGCTCGAGCGCTTTGCGACGCAGAAGGACTATGTCAATGGTGATGTCGTGTACGAGCACGAGCACGGCACGCTTGCCAACGGCCAGGGCGACGGCGCGCTGAGCTCGCTGGAGATCAAGGCCTGCGAGCAGAAGGTCATGCTCGTCGATGCCTCGCGCGTGAAGGGTGCGCTGCAGGCTCAAGGTGTCACCACAGCGAGGGTCGTCGCATGATCAAAGCAATCGACACCAGATACAAGGGATATTTGTTTCGATCCAGGCTTGAGGCGCGGTGGGCCGTTTTCTTTGACCAAATGGGTTGGTCTTGGGATTACGAACCAGAAGGGTTTGAACTCGGCGGCACACAGTACCTCCCAGACTTCAAGGTTGCGATTCCTCGTGGCGACCACACTTGGTTTGAAGTCAAGCC